TCTCTTCCTTTTCTGTTGTATTTTTGCAATATCACTGCTATTAACGCCACTACTATTCGCTCTTAAATACCCTTGAGTAGTTTGCCCTCTATAAGATGTATATACTGCTACAGGTTCTTTTGACACACGAATAGCTAGTTCTTGTCCCGAAGTTTTATGATGTGTAAAATATGTATTATTAAACCCACCGTGTGTTGATGGAACGAGAGAGACTGGATGTATATCTAAGATTTCGCATAACTCCTCTAACGTTACTAAATCTCTACTATTTAATTCTTGTGTGTAGATGTTTCTTTGAATATTTAAATTTCTTGATAGCCAATCTTCTTTTCTTAATTGTGAAGACATTATATAATAAATTCATATTTTATTATATACATCATTTAAGATTAGAAATTAATTTTTTTAAAAATATACACAAATTGTTCCTTATCTTTGTTCAAGGCATATAATGCCTGTGCTGAAAAACCGCATCTCATTATAGTCTGCTCGATCGCCTTTTTATCCTCCATATATAACGTACGCTCATTTTGACGCGTTTGATAAGTCGACATATCTGTAAAACTCTCTTTCACTATAACACGATTATCCGGCGTGAAATCTGTTTCCTGGTTATAATGAATATCGTCACTAATTACATTACATTTTGTTATTCTTTCATCAACATATTCTTGTGGATTAGTATTATAATTCGCCACTTCAACTAATGGATTATACTTCTTCTTATTTACTAAATGTATAACTAAATAACCACTAGGTTTCAACCAATAATAACAGTTCCCCAATAATTGCGGTTTATCATAAACACTATAAATCATAAAATCACGCATGAAAATACAGTCAAACACATTTTTATCAAATATTTGGTTATTCAAGACATCTCCTTTGTGAATTACTAAATCATCATATTTCTCCTTAGATTTTTCGATCATAGCATCTGAATATTCAAGACCATGAGCATTATATTTATTGTCTAATAGTTTCAAGAAATCCCCTGTCTTACTGCCAATATCTAATACAGTAGCGTTTTCATTTAATGAAAGTTTTTCCATCATTTGTGAATATTCTTTGTCCAAATATTTATTTGGTTGATATATATTATCATAAACACTAACATAGAAATCATCGTATATATCTTCATTGGTTTTTAATGAAAACATCCCATCTTGGGTAAAACCCTGATGTTCCTTTTGAAACCATTTTTTCATGATCAATAACAATAATAATAGAATTATTATGATTATATATGTGTACATGTATATATACATAATACATTATTTTACATCTAAACTTACAAATTACGTAACTGTGTACGTGTGTGATTATGTAATAATTCTTTGCCAATATTTTGTTGCGTGACATGTTGTTGAGCCATTGTTTTATATTTATCTTTGGCAAATAGAGCAGGATGAGGTTGAACTACTTGTTTACCTTTAGGTACATTAACAATGTACATATCGCTAGTTTTACTGGGTGTATACTTCAATGGTAAATCACCTTTATGTAATGGTACATTAAGACCGCGTAATTCCGAGCTTGTATCAATATGAGTATTTGTTAAATTTACAGGTCCATTATCTGTGACAGGTGCAAAATTCGTTTCAACATAATGTTCTAAATATTGCTTTTTCATTCCACTATCTAAACGTCCATCAACAATAGGAAAAAGTACATATTTTGTCTGAACTGGTCTAACATTGATATTTGGTTTTAATGGTGTGTCTGTCAAAAAACGATTACTTATTTCATTATTCATGATATCACGTTCATCTTTTTTAATATAATAATTATTTAACACATTCATAATATATATAAAGAACATATATAAAAAATTGAAACACTTTTATATTAATAATAATAATAATATAAATGGCATCTATAGATGATGAATGGTCCCAATTTTTGTTAAATGATGAATTTGAAATATCTAATCAAGAAGAGGAGGTTCAGTCAAATAAATTACAGGATGAAATACCACAATGTGATGATTTATATATATCGACAAAGACAAAGGTGTTATTTTTGAATCAAGAAGTAGATATAAGATCAGTATTTTGGAATATACCAATATTACCATATAGTGAACCTAAAGAAGGAGTTATCAAAAAACAAATGAAGATTGTTTCTAAAACTGAGGAAGAATACAACACAGTAAAAGAAAAACTGAAAGATCAATATTATTATACTGAAAATGTGATAAAACAAATAAACAATCCGGAGGCTAGACGGATAAAATTCAAAGATGAACGAAAAATAACCATCGGAATATCTAAAAAAGATATTATGAATTCTCGTGGTAAAGTGAAAAATGCGTTTTACAATTGTTTCGCTATTATTATTAGATTTACATACGAATGTTCATTTCGAGAAATACATGTGAAAATTTTCAATACTGGTAAATTAGAAATCCCTGGTATTTTAAACAAAGAAATGCTAATATTAATAAAGGAAAAAATACTGATTTTATTATCTAGTATATTACCAATTATACCCGAATTTGTGGAAACACACAAAGAACACAATGTATTGATAAATTCAAATTTCAATTGTGGTTTTTACATAAATCGAGATGTTCTATTTCATATATTGCGAAATACATATAATATAGAGAGTTCATATGATCCTTGTAGTTATCCAGGAATAAAATGTAAATTCTATTTTAATAATGAACGAGCAATTGAACAAAGTCATCAAAATGGAACTATTGACAAAGAAGATCGTAATATGAAGGTTTATGAATTAATTGAAAGCAAAAAATATACAGAAGTATCATTTATGATTTTTCGAACAGGGAGTGTGCTAATTATTGGAAATTGTTCAGAAGACATTTTAATTTATATTTATGAATTCATTCGCGAAATATTAAAAACATCTTATAAAAGTATTGTTGTTTTTGAAGAAAAAAATCCAGTGAAAGTAAAACATCCAAAGATTCGTAAAAAAATAATAAATAAAATAACATAAATTATATAAATGCCTCCAAAACGAAAAAGATCATCTAATAGTACGGAAGATATTTGTTCAATATGTTTAACAAATTATAATAATGCTATGAACTACTGTATATTAACATGTAATCATAAGTTTCATTTTACATGTATTGCGAAGCATATGTGTTTTGTGACAAATAACACATATTGTCCAAATTGTAGAAGTGATTTAATACCTATACAAAGAACAAATATACAATTTGATAAACTGCGTACATACATACCAGAAAGACTATATGATATTTTACAAGATCACATTGATAGAGGTAAATCACTTTTTTCTAATCCTACAACTTTTATTTACAAATTTGGCGAAGAAGATGATGATTTCGCTCCACTAATTAGAGATGAAGACGGAGATAAGGATATAGCTTATTTACCGGATGGATCAATAATGGGTCGTTTTTCTAATATACCATTTGATGATTTGGAAATTATAAAATAATAAACTTTTATATTTAAAAAATGTTTATTATTTACGTACTAATACGACGAAGTTGAATCTTGTTGTCAACTAGATAAATGGAATTTTCCGTCATGATAATGTATTCTTCTCCTACTTTAAAAATCTTCACAATAGTACTAGTGTACTCTTCATCACTTTTAACCAAAAGTTTTTCTTGTTTTTCATTCAATCCTATTAAAACCTCGTTTTTTAAGGAATTAACCCAATAGTCCATCATAACAGGTTTGTCCTCGACAATTGATAATTTTATAGCATGTGTCAATGTATTCATACCAGGAAGGCGATAATCTTCTTGTTCAGCCATATAATTAAAATTTATAATTATACTTTAAATACTTAATTTTATAATATATTTTTTAATTGTTCGATAGTTTCTTCGCTAAATTTCTCGGGAAAGTTCACAGAAAATTCTATTATTAGATTACCATTTTGTCCATTTCTTTGAAACCCTAACCCATTTATGGTTTTACGATGTCCAGGACTTATTATCATATGATTTTTTTCATTATTCAATAAATATTGTTTTTTATTTAAATGAATTAAATTAAAACTGAATCCGCAAAGAGCATCTTTTAATGAAATCGTTTTAAAGTATACTAAATCATTGTTTTCTCTTTGAAAAATATCATGTTCTTGTATCACTATAGTGATAATTATATCCCCTATAATGCGATCATTTATTTTATTTCCTTGCTTTTCAATAGTTATTGTTTCATGGTTTTGTATTCCAGGAGGTATATAAAATGACATTTTTACACTTTCTGCAATCTTTTGATTATGTATAATTGTCCATTTATCAATTTCAATATCTTTAGATACGCCAAAATATGATTCTTCGAAAGTTATATATATTTGTTTTTTTATACTAGGAGGTTTACTAATTTGATCAAAAATATCATTTAGGTTAGTTCCGCTAAAAAAATGAATTTCTGGTTCAGTTGAATGACTGAATGAACTTGTCATATTACTTAATCCACCTAAACCTCCTAATCCGCCCATACTGAATAAACTGTTCATCATATTGTGTATATCCATTGGCATTCCTCTTTGTAATAATGAATTTTCCATGTCATACATTTGTCGTTTATTTGTATCTCCTAATGTTTCATACGCTTCATTTATTTTTCCCATTTCCGTAGCAGCATTTGGATCAGAATTACGATCTGGATGATATTTCATGGACAATTGTCGATAAGCTTTCTTGATTTCATCTATTGAAGCATCTTTTGATACATTTAAAATTTCGTAATAACTCATTGAGTTTTTTGTTTTTATATTTTTATATTAATTTTATGCGTTAATATAAAAATTGATTAACTTAATTAATAAAATAATTAATATATTAAAAACTATTTCTTATATATATTAATGAAATTTTGTAGTCAATGTGATAATATGCTGTACATAAAAATCAACGAAGAATTAAAAAATCAATTGAATTATTATTGTCGAAGTTGCGGATATGAAGATACTACCCTTACTGAACAAGGACTATGTGTATTGGATACTCAAATACAAAAAAGAGAACAAAAGTTTAACCATATTGTAAATAAATATACTAAATTAGATCCAACATTACCTCGTATATACAATATGAAATGTCCATGTGAAACATGTAAGACAAATACTGAAAATACAGGGAAAACAGAAATTATATACATGCGATATGATGATGATAATCTCAAGTATATTTATATTTGTCCTACATGTGATTATTATTGGACGTCATAATCGATTATTTAGTAAAAATTGATTGTTTAAAATGTATATAAATCTTTTTTATAGTTCACTATAATATAATGAGTAAAGAAGAAATTGAAGAAATCGAAATTGAATCTGAAGTTGATTCCGATGTCGAATCAATTGCGTCTATTGAATCTATAACATTAAAAGGCGGTGAGTTTGATGAAGAAGAATATGAAGAAAAAGATGAAGAAAAAGATGAAGAAGAAGATGATGAGGAAAAAGATGAGAATGAACTAGAAGATAGTGATAATGAATCAGTTTTATCTGAAAATTTACATAATACCATTATTGGAGGTGATGATTTCAGTGATGATGAAGATGAAGATGATGATTATTTACAAAAAATGGACAAAAAGTTGAAACAAAATATTGTGGATACTTATCATCACGAGTTAAAGATACATAATTCAGATGAGATTGATCTAGCTTGTACAGTAGCTAGAAATGAAGACGGATATATTGTTGATCCTTTACATAAAACTTTACCGTTTGTTACAACATATGAAAAGTCTCGTGTTTTAGGTGAACGTGCGAAACAAATCGAAGCTGGTGCTCATCCATTTATAGAATTAGAAGAAAACATTATTGATAGTTATTTAATTGCTCTACGCGAATATGAAGCTAAAAAAATACCATTTATTATACAAAGACCTTTACCTAATGGTTTTTCGGAATATTGGAAATTAAGCGATTTGGAATTAATTGAATAATGAAAGTTATGCCATATAATATATTGGTAAATTCATATAATTGTTTTCAGGATACATACAACTGTGATTACTATAATAATGATTATTCATTTTTTTAGAATACATACATAATTCTTTGTTCAGTTCCATATAACATAATACATTTTCGTTTATAATTATATCTAATGGGGTTCCTGATATTTTTCCACCACGTGCCAAATCGTATTTAATAATCTCATTTCTCAAAATATGTAATTTTAATGACAAATCATGTACATACATCATAATATAATAATGATATACGCGCATTTGTTTGCGTAATTCCCATAAAATAACATATGGATCATTTTTATCTTGCTCATTTAATTGAATGAAGTTTTTTGATAATATATATTCATCAATAGGACAATGAAGTTTTTGTCCCATTCCATTTTTAGTATAAGATTTTTTTATTTTTTTAACAATATATTCATGTTCTTTGAATGTTTCAGTATGCATCCTTATTTGTTCTTTCTGTAAAAACATCATAAATTGTAATACTTCATTAAATAACTCATCACATTTACCACTTGTTTCTGCCAATATATCTACAAAATATTGTGTTAAATTAGATAATTTTATGTCATCAAAATTAGCTATGTATGTAAATACAATATCACAATGGTTTTTGAATTTTGGTAAATAATCAATCCATTCATCTTTTGTGTTGAAACTTTGAAAAGAGAATATTTCACGCCAAAATTTTATTTTGGTATTAAAGGAATACGACATTAAATCAGTGTATATATTTTATATTATAACTATTTATAATATAAATTATATTCAATTTTTTTTAGTACAATATTATTACGATGTTTTATTTTTTTCTATATTTTCTGTATTTTCTACAATGTTAAAATATTTTTTTAAAATTTTATCAATATAATCAACATTAAATAAAGGTGAAGCATATTTAGCAGTGAGTAATTCGTGATGTACTAAATGATGATTTGGTTCAACAAATAATGGAAATAATCTTATATTTTTTAAAGGTATACAGTGTATCAATGCGTTTAAGAATGATATTATTGCTATTGATAATTGAAACGATATACCATTTGGTTTGAATAATATTGCTCCTATTAAAAATGGCATAACATATGCTATATTATATTCAAGTATAGATACAGCATTACCATTAGATGGTATAGGTTTTATAAAATTATGATGAAATTTATGAATAAAATATAAATGTTTATATTCATGAAATATTTTATGAAGTTTATAAAATATAATATTATGTGTTAATACAATTGCTAATGTTTTCATAAATTGTATATCCGCGGATGTATCATTTAATAAAGCATTGTCAGCAATAATATAATATATTGGTGATAAACCAATAAGATTTATAAAATTAGATACAGTACTTTGGATATATAATTTTGGATTTCTTTCTATAAGTTCTAATGTTTGACTTCTGCTTATCGTATGATCTAATATATTCGAAAATAAATAAGTGTATGTGCCTAAATGTAATCCGGTAATATATGGTTTTATTATTTGTGTAGTTAGTTTCATATATATATTATATTGTAAAAAATTGATTAGTTTTTACTTATTTTATTGTATGTATAATTTTATCATTCTTAATAAGTATATTTGATAATAATGTTCCCAATTATTATTTTCGAAGCTTGGTGCCAGTGTCCTGAACAAACAAATGATTTTGAAAATGATTTTATTCCAGCGGTTATATGTATAATTTTATTACTTATTTCGGTGTATAATTTTATTTCGACACCACTAAGTGATGGATGTTTCCACGGTTCAAACAAAGTAACCATGGCATATGGAACACATAAGCGTTGTGATCAAATTGTCAAAGACGACATTGTATTATTGGCGAATAGTACACCCGCACGCGTTGTTTGTGTAGCAAAGATTTTGAATAATTCGTCAAATAATATTCGCTTATTGAAGTTTCCAAACGGACTTATTATTACTGAATATCATCCCATTAAATTAAATTCATCATGGTGTTTTCCAAAAATCATTCCTTCCTCAGTTCCTTTCACTGATGAATTTGATGCTGTGTATTCGTTCTTACTTGAGATGGATGATGGCTCCCAAGTTGAACATGGAC